CAAGCGTATTATTTATTTGCCCACGAACAGCTTTTATCAAGTGCTATCCGCCGAGGCTTATAGCAAGCACGGCTTTAATATACACGGCGTGGTGTTTGACGAACTGCATACGCAACCGAACAGAAAGCTGTTTGACGTTATGACCAAAGGCTCTGGCGATGCGAGAATGCAACCCTTATACTTTCTAATCACCACAGCGGGAACGGACACGCATAGCATTTGCTATGAAACACACCAAAAGGCAAAGGACATCCTTGACGGCAGAAAGATAGATCCCACATTTTACCCCGTCATTTATGGCGCAGATGAAAGCGATGATTGGACAGACCAAAAGGTATGGAAGAAGGCGAACCCCTCGCTTGGCATTACGGTAGGGATAGATAAAGTTAAGGCGGCTTGCGAGTCGGCGAAACAGAACCCAGCCGAAGAGAACTCGTTCAGGCAACTGAGGTTGAACCAATGGGTAAAGCAAGCGGTAAGGTGGATGCCGATGGATGAATGGGATAAATGCGAGGTCGCTTTCGATGAAGAACTGTTGGAAGGCAGAGTTTGTTATGGTGGTCTCGACCTTTCGTCCACAACGGATATAACGGCATTCGTGTTGGTGTTCCCGCCAAACGAAGATGATGATAAATACTATGTACTACCATATTTTTGGATACCAGAAGACAACCTTGCGATAAGGGTAAATAGAGACCACGTTCCTTATGATTTATGGGAAAAGCAAGGTTTTTTACAAACGACAGAAGGCAATGTCGTGCATTACGCATACATTGAAAACTTTATAGAAAAGCTCGGTGAAAGGTTCAATATCCGAGAGATAGCCTTTGATAGATGGGGAGCTGTGCAGATGGTGCAGAACCTCGAAGGAATGGGGTTTACAGTCGTTCCGTTCGGACAAGGCTTTAAGGATATGTCACCGCCAACCAAAGAGCTGATGAAGTTGGTGCTTGAGTGTAAACTTGCACATAGCGGTCAACCCGTTTTACATTGGATGATGGACAACATATACATTCGTACCGACCCAGCGGGGAATATTAAACCCGACAAGGAAAAATCCACGGAAAAGATAGATGGTGCAGTCGCTATGATTATGGCATTAGACCGTGCTATTCGTTGTGGTAACGATACGAGCGAATCCGTCTATGACACCCGTGGGATTCTGTTTTTATAATAATAATTTCAGCCAAAACCCTTGACATTGTACTTCCATAGAAGTATAATATAAAAAAGTACTTCCGTAGAAGTATAAAAGGAGTTAGGTATGAGCAATCTAATTTTATATCATGGTTCACCAGATATTATACAAAAACCCATATTTGGCAAGGGTAAGGCGTACAATGATTACGGCAGAGGATTTTACTGTACCGAACATATCGAACTTGCAAAGGAATGGGCATGTAGCGAGAATATTGATGGCTACGCAAATAAATATGAGATAGATACAAGCAACCTTAAAATACTCAATCTGTCTGCAGAAGGCTATACCATACTCAATTGGCTTGCCATTTTAATGTACAACAGAAAGGCGAGGTTATCCACACCGCTTGCAAAAAGAGGTAAGGAATATCTTGTCAATAATTTTTTGCCTGAGTATAAAAGCTATGATGCGATCATTGGCTATCGTGCAGACGATTCGTACTTTTCTTTCGCAAGGTCGTTTGTAAGCAATGAAATATCATTAAAGCAATTAGGCTATGCCATGAAGCTCGGCAAGCTCGGTGAGCAATTCGTTTTGAAATCGCAAAAGGCATTCGATACGATAAAATTTATCGAGTATGAAGTTGCGGATAATACTGTGTATTATGCAAAGAGGAAAGCGAGAGATGACGAGGCAAGAGCGGCATATTTAAGAGAACTTGAAAATGAGGACTTGAACGGCATCTTTATGCGTGACATCATAAGAGAGGAGATGAAACCCAATGACCCACGCTTACGCTGAAACCTATTTAAACGATGGAATGAAAAACTTAGGCGAGGCATTCGATTATGCGGTCAATGCCTGCAAATTGACCCTTAACGGATTTGCCCAGCTTTTTGTTGCGAGCGGGTATGCCGACAAATTCGGTAAAGGCAACCCTAAAACGATAGCGGGACTGTCCGGTACGGAGCTTGTAATGGAAGTTGTGCAGAAAGCGGGATTGAATATCGACTTTCCTGATGCACAGATTGATTACGACTGTTCGCCCGAATATTGGTGCGGTTGGATACTTGCCTATTATCAATGGGCAACGGCAATATCGTTTCGGGATATCCTCAAAAATATATCTATGACAGAAATTTATAAACTCTATTCCACCCACCACGAGGCGGCAGAAGATAAGTTTGTAGATACTGTCAATGCCATAATAAAAAGAAAGAATAACCCCACGAAATTGCAAGAGCAGAGAAAAAAGTGCGGTTATTCCCAGCGAGAGCTTGCTGATATGTCTGGTGTAAACCTTAGAACATTGCAACAATATGAGCTGGGTTCAAAGGATATTAACAAGGCACAAGCACAAACAGTAATGGCTCTTGCTAATGCTCTCGGCTGTAAAATAGAGGACTTGTTGGAGCCAAATACAACAGACGAGTAAATTTATACAAACAAAACTTATTGAGCATCTATCTTTTTAGGTAGGTGCTTTTATTATGCCAAGAATTAGAGAGGAGGCTGAAAAAATTGGGAATATTTTCTGGACTATTCCGTTCGAGAGATAAACCAAAAAACAGGACTGCGGGTGATGCGTATGCCTTTTATTTGGGCGGTTCGACATCCGGCAAGCAAGTGACCGAGCGTTCGGCAATGCAGATGACGGCGGTGTACTCGTGTGTGCGTATTCTTGCAGAAGCGATAGCGGGATTGCCGTTGCATCTATATCGCTATAAATCGGACGGCGGTAAGGAAAAGGCAATAGACCATTCGTTGTATAGACTCTTGCACGATGAGCCGAACCCTGAAATGAGTTCATTCGTGTTTCGAGAAACGCTTATGACGCATCTCTTATTATGGGGCAATGCGTATGCACAAATCGTGCGAAACGGCAAGGGTGAAATTATAGCGTTATACCCCTTGATGCCGAACAAGATGGAAGTTGACAGGGATGAAAACGGCAAGCTGTACTACATTTATTGCCGCTCGTCCGAAGAAGCTCCCACAATGCCGAACTCTACCGTGTATTTAGTACCGAGCGATGTGCTGCATGTGCCGGGACTTGGCTTTGACGGCTTGGTTGGGTATTCGCCGATAGCAATGGCAAAGAACGCTATCGGTATGTCGATTGCTTGCGAGGAGTATGGCGCTAAGTTCTTTGCAAATGGTGCAGCACCTTCTGGGGTATTGGAACACCCCGGCACGATAAAAGACCCCAAACGAGTAAGAGAGAGTTGGAACTCAACCTTTGGCGGGTCTGCCAATTCTGGTAAAGTTGCGGTGTTGGAAGAAGGTATGAAATATACGCCCATATCCATATCCCCGAACGAGGCACAGTTTTTGGAAACGAGAAAATTCCAAATAAACGAGATAGCACGAATATTTAGAATACCTCCGCACATGATAGGCGACTTGGAAAAATCGAGCTTTTCAAATATCGAACAGCAGTCGCTTGAATTTGTAAAATATACACTTGATCCTTGGGTGACGAGATGGGAGCAATCCTTGTCTCGTTGCCTTTTTAATAGCGAGGAAAAGAAAACATTATTCTTCAAATTCAATGTTGAAGGTCTTTTAAGGGGCGACTACCAAAGCCGTATGTCCGGCTATGCAACAGCACGGCAGAACGGCTGGATGTCGGCAAACGATATAAGAGAGCTTGAAAACCTCGACCGCATACCCAAAGAGGAGGGCGGGGATATGTATCTCGTCAACGGCAATATGCTACCCTTAAATAATGCGGGTGCGTATGCGGGAATTAATAATCAAGACAAGGAGGATTCCGATGGAACTAATGAATATAACAAAACAACCACCAACCAACACTCCACATAAGTTTTGGAATTGGAAGAATAGCGTGGCAACGGAAAACCAACCCCAAACCGAGCGTGTGCTTGAGCTTTACGGCACCATTGCCGAGGAAAGCTGGTTTGACGATGATATCACACCGCAGATGTTCAAAGACGAGCTGTTTGCAGGTAGTGGCGATATTGTTGTGTGGATAAACTCACCCGGCGGTGATTGCATTGCGGCAAGTCAGATTTACTCGATGCTTATGGACTACAAGGGCAAGGTAACCATAAAGATAGACGGCATCGCAGCATCGGCGGCATCCGTGATTGCAATGGCGGGAACTGAGGTATTGATGTCGCCTACGGCACTTATGATGATACACAATCCCGCAACGGTGGCTATGGGTGATTGCGGTGATATGCAAAAAGCAATTGATATGCTCTCCGAAGTCAAGGAAAGCATCATCAACGCATACGAACTGAAAACTGGTCAGTCGAGAGCGAAACTTGCACATTTAATGGATGCGGAAACTTGGATGAACGCAAACAAAGCAATCGAGCTTGGTTTTGCGGACGGCATCTTGAAAGATGAAAAAATCTCGGCAGATGTGCCAGCTTATGCATTTTCAAAAAAGGTAGCGGATAGTTTGCTTTACAATAAGCTGACTAAAAAAGCCGATACAAATACACCGCCGAAAGCGGTAGCAAAAGGTCGTTCCGTTGATGCGTTAATGGAGCGACTTAATCTTTTAAAATATTAAAAATTGGAGGATATAAACAATGACTAAACTTGAACTTATGTCAATGAGGGCAAAGGCATGGGAGACGGCAAAGGCTTTCCTTGATACACACAGGAATGCGGATGGTATGCTTTCCGCTGAGGATGATGCAACCTATGCGAAGATGGAGGCGGACATTTCTAACTACGGCAAAGAAATCGCAAGAATGGAACGTCAGGAAGCTATCGACAGGGAACTTGCTATGCCCGTAAACACACCTATCACCGCAAAACCCGAATCGACAAAACAAATGGACCAGAAAAAAGGCAGAGCTACAGATGCGTATAACAAAGCGTTCTGGGCGCAAGTGCGGAATAAGAACGACTACGAAATTAGAAACGCACTCTCCGAAGGCGTGGATACCGAGGGTGGGTATTTAGTACCGGACGAATTCGAGAAAACGCTCATCGACAAGCTCAGCGAAGAGAATGTTATTCGTAAGCTCGCACATGTCTTTACCACTTCGAGCGGTTCGCATAAAATTCCCGTTGTTGCCACAAAGGGAACGGCAGCTTGGACGGACGAAGGCGAGAAGATTGAAGAGAGCGAAGATACATTCGGTCAGGAACAGATTGATGCCTATAAGGTAGCAACGCTCATTAAGGTATCCGAGGAACTGTTAAACGACTCCGCTTTCAACCTTGAGTCCTATTTTAGAAAGGAATTCAGCCGCAGAATCGGCAACAAGGAAGAGGAAGCGTTCCTTACGGGTGACGGCAACAAGAAGCCGACAGGTTTGCTTACAAGGGCAGATGTGGGCGTTAGTGCGGCTTCCGCAACGAGCATTACCGCAGACGAACTCATCGACTTGTATTTCTCGTTAAGGGCACCTTACAGAAAGAATGCCGTATGGGTTTTAAACGATGACACAATGAAACTTATCCGCAAACTCAAGGATAATAACGGTCAGTATTTATGGCAACCCGCACTGCATGAAGGTGGCTTTGATACCATTCTCGGCAAGAGAATTTATACCTCTGCGTTTATGCCTACGGCTGAGGCATCGGCAAAGACGATAGCGTTCG